CAGTGAAGCTTAGATGCATTAACTTGAAAGCCAAAGGTTAGTAGAGCTGAAATCTCCACTGCCTATCTATGGGCTACAAATAGACGTTCTCCAACGTAAATGGAGTGGTGTTCGGTCAGCCCAGGTTTGGAAGCGTCAGCTTCTGAACCTTTAAGTTTGGTAGTTTGTAAATTAGCTTTTGGCGTACTGGTTTGGCTATTGCAGCCTAATTACCTGGTTCCAGGATAAGACTAATAAAACTGTCTACATGCTGAACTCAACAGCTGATGTAATAAAATAGAGACACACGTAATCTTATTATTTAGAGTTGTGAAGACCGCGGTTCGAGTCCGCGATGGTCCACTTATTAACTAATTAAATCACTTTGACATGGAAAGAGGTAACATTGATTTTGGTAAACTTCTAAATGGAGTTACCACAGAGAACGTTTATGTTCTTACTAATGATAACCGAAAGGTTATCCAGGCTTTGAGGTTCTTACCCGGAAACAGAGAAATCAAACCCAAGAAGGTTGAGGACTTAGTAAAAGCTTATCAAAACAAGGATTATATTCCTCCTATTCTAGTATCAACTCCTTTCAGATTTGTAACTGAAGGTAATCACAGACTTGCAGCTGCTTTGGAATGTCTTAAAAGGAATATTCCATTTACGTTAAGAGTATACTTCTATGCCGACGAATCTGCATTAGAAACTGCCCGTCTCATTAATAATACTCAGAATAGATGGAAGGCACATGACAAACTTATGTCTTATGTATATGAGAAGAAAGAACCGTATATGATACTAAAACAGTTTATGGATAAATATCCATCTATATTTATTCGTAATGGTGAGTATATGGTACAAGCTAGCTTAAGTCTTCTTTCTGGAGGTAGGACAAGAGCATCTTTAAATACTGCATTCTCCAACGGTAAGTTATTAATTAACGAAACTCAGTTAGAATTAGGAGAGGCTATGATGGATGAATTGTCATTAATCTCAGAAGTATTAGGAACTCAATCTGTATATGCTAGAGACCACAGTACTGGTTGGATGAAAGCACGTACAAGACTTGGCATTTCTTTTACTAAGTTCATAGTAAGACTTAAAAGAAGAGCTGCAACTTGGGAAGAGCCCAAGGACACTACTGAAGCATGGTTTAATATGTATATGAAGATAGCAAGTTTATGAAATTAACAATTAGTAGTCAATCCCAATTTGGGGTGCACATCTGTCAGTATCTATATGATATGGACAGCAATTTCGCTAAAGAGAATCAATCACTTCCCTTACAAGATATTGTAGCGCATATCTTATATGCTACGAATAGAATTAGAATGGGAAATGAGCCAATCACAACCAAAGCAATTGCTAGGATTACAGACTTTATAAATGAAAGCCTGCCAATCTCGGTAGCTTGTGTATTTGGCGATGAAGAATCTGGGAAGGATTATATTGACATCTCAGAACTGCAATCACTTCAAACACTAAAGGATATTAATTCCAGAGTTAAGCAGTTTTACGCTCCAGGCTTGAAGATTTCTTTGCAAGTAGTTGGCAGAACTTCTTATGTTGAGAAGGTTACTAAATTGGCAACTGTATTGGGAGGTTTTACTATAGGCAACCTTTCTGATGTTCCAATCACTGTATCATTCGCACATTATAGAACAGCTGACTTCTACTATAAGAGCATTCCCTCCAAGAATATCTTGAGAGGAGGTTATATACCTGCTTGGGACGGTAAAGGCTATTTGCACATTGAGTCTCCACATGAGATTAGAAGTGCTATCGTTAATAATGGTCAACTGGAAACAATATCCACAACGGTTACTCTAGAAGACAACGGAACGTCCGTAGATTTGCAAATTGCATATTTAATAGGGTAACTTAATCTTAGATAATTCTAAGCGCAAACTTGGTCTGATGAACTAAGAGTATATTCCGGAGTATACTTTGACTTAAAGGCGTTATAAAGAGTTGAAACCTGTACTATTCGAATAACGGAAAGTTCACCTAGGGGTGGAGATGGTTTGAGTCCATCATAGTATTGTGTGAGAGAGAATCTGCACGGTCTACGTTATAATCAGCACGTAGATAGGTCATCAAGTGAACCTCTTTCCTCATTTGATATGGGGCATGTAGTGTGTAAGTAGCGAGTTGTATTAAGCTGGCTCAATGTCTATGTGTCCCATTTTATCAATTAGAATAAAGAACTCTCAGATTAACCTGCTAATTTAATTTTACAAGATGGAAATGAATGAAAGGCCTAAAAAGGCTTGCTCTAAGCCCTCTCAAGGTGGGGGACGAAGGTATACAAATCCTACTAAAGTATTTGTGGACCAATTCGTAAACCTTGCGCACTATCTTGAACCACGTTCTTATGAAGACGTTAGTCAAGATATGTATGAACTGTGGAAGGCCAATCCAAAGCTGTGTGTCAAATTTACTGCCTATGTAAGACTTATTACACGTAAATGTAGAGTAGTTACTCCTAATGGAGTTATTTACTTAGACACACAGCGAGGAGGTGGTCTAAAGAATGAAGGTTTATTAAGAATGATGTGGTTGGCAACATATCATAAATCTACATTCCATGCCAATATGCCTTACTTTGCGGCAGCAGGATGCTGGAAGGACTTTATTAATATGTTAGTAATGGATGCTCAATTACATGGATACAAGCATAGACTAGATTGGGATTTCTTTAGAAAGACTATTTATGCTGGTTTAGTAGAAGGGCAAACATGTGACTTAGTAAAGAAGTATCTTCCTAGAGTTCGAGCTAATACTATATGTAAGACAGACGAGGCGAAAGCCCGTAACATAGTTGCTAAATATCTAGCTGAAGGCCTTTATGGTAAACCGAAAGAGGAAGGAGACTATTCATCTTATCGTAAGTATAGAAAGATGAAGAACAGCGGTACAGTTATGAAATGGCAGCAATTAATAAGCCATAAGAAATTACTCGACATTGACTTTGATACAGTTCCAGGAAAGGCTCTAGCACTGCTAGTAGGCTCTAAATTCCTCAAACAACAAGGTCTTGCAGAGAAGTATCAGAAATGGCTGAAGACTCGTAGAAAGCCCTGTAATGACGGATTTGTGCATAATTTATTTAAGCCATTTGGACTTGATAAAATTGCAGAGTTCGTACCAGAATTTATGGGTTCTTCTATAGATGTTAGTTTTAATACATTCGTAAAGAATGCTAAGCTAAAGAAAGTATCACCACTATTAGTAATTAGAGACATTAGTAATTCTGCTTATTCTGAGATAGAAGCTACTGAAACTTCTGCTTATAGTGTTGGTAAGGCTTATGCTATGTATCATTCCGAATTAATGCCTGTAGCGTTCTCTAGCATGTATGGTGTATTTGTCAACAATAGATGTGATTTACGTAAGTGGGAAGGTACAACTCCTACTAATAAGTGGATTTCAGATACTGAGGAAGCCTTAGTAACTAGTCCAACTCTGTCTATGATTGCAGATATGCTTATATCTATTAAATCTGAAGGAATCCGGGAAGGTGAATTTCCAAATGGCTGTTTGGTAATTAGCGGAGCATTGGGACATTTAAGAAACACCAGTGAACAATTCATTGAATTTAAATCTAAACTCTTAAAAGCTGGATTTAGCAAAGAGTTTGTTAAACAGTTTAAATTAATTATTTGGCATTTAGCCTCTAAACAGACTAAGTCTAAAGTTGAATTGATTTGCAATGTTTCTAACTGTTTCTTTGTTAACGGATTAAGTCAGTCCACTGCTGGATTTATAACCGGAGAGAAGAGATTCCAGAATCCTAGTACGCCTAAAGAGTTGTTCGATTACATGATGAATCAAGAACTCTTGAATATGATGGTGTTAGAGAAGGACACACCGAGAAAGAATGCAAGCGTGCAGAGTAAGCCTGCAAAGGCTGAGAAGCCAATTTATAATAAGCGCACTGTGTCCACTCAACAAGGCTAGAAGATTAAATTCCTTATGTAATTAGATGGGATTTATTTGAATGATGCCTGTGAGCGGTAAGGCTAGTAATTTAAGTTAGAAGACTTACATAATTTGTAAGTGGTGTGGGTTCGAATCCCACCTAGCTGACTATTATTACTGTAGTTTTAAATTACTCATAAAGAATTTCCGATAGTTGCATCTGTGTCATTGCCATTACTACTTAAAACAGCAACTATTGGAAATGGTCATAAAGGCTTACAGTCTGTGAAGATAGTAAGTCTATATCCAATTAAATTTCCCCATGTTGTATTTAATACATATTAACTTTTATATGTGAGAAGGATTACTTATCTTTGCACTCACAATTCATCAGTTAATATGGATTGTGTGATTTGGGCACGTAATTGGTAGCCGCGTGGATAGAATGAACTAGGGAGTACGCCACAGTTGGAGAGGTGGGCTTGACTGTAAATCAAGTGCCTTTGGCTGAGTAGGTTCGAATCCTACTACTCCCACAATATGTTTGAAAATGTAATTAATTCTAAGAAACAAGGTGATGTTGGAATGTGTTATGCAATAGCATATTACTCCAGACTAGGATGGACAGTATCTATTCCAATCACTGATTCTCAAGATTATGATTTATTAGTAGAAAATACTGATAACAACATATTAAAAGTTCAAGTTAAAACCAGTAGATATTTAACAGAAGGAGGAACTTACCAAGTAAGCCTAAAAACTTGTGGAGGAAGTTGCTATTCTATTCCTACTGAATAGATTGAATCTAGTGGGTCTATGAATTTAGGAGATAAATATTCCGAATTTAAGGTTTCTTTATTTTAATCTACTCCTTAATTGGACTGGAGGTTCGAGTCCTCCCGGGCCCACCCCACACTGCGATAATTAAATACAACATCTGTTGAGCATTCGCTCAGCAAACCCTTCTATGGTTCACGAGAATAGTAGAAGTAAACTGCGGGATTCGTATAATGGTTATTATAACAGCCTTCCAAGCTGAAGATGACAGTTCGATTCTGTTATCCCGCTCTCGTTTTAAATTTGAAGTATTATGAACAGTAAAAGTGAGTGATGAGTAAATGCTGTATTATTAAAAGTAATACTCCAGAACTTAGACAAAGGTTAGAGCAATCTGGAATAAGTGTATGTATATGTTCATCGTTTAAAGAAGCTGATTGGCTCTGTTGTTGGGAATCCAATATGGCTTATGACGTGCATGGTGTTTACCCTGATGGGATAGATGATTTGTCCAAAGAAGCTTATCAGGAGGATTTTATTAAGGAAATAAATCCGATTATATGCGAATCGGAAGATGAGTTTATTAACATGTGCAAACAATTTAAAAGGAAATGATTATGCGGTAGATTTCTTACAAACCACCATAACAGTTAGTCTGTTATTTAGAAATTACAATTTTATTAACAACTAATTATTATGGCAACAATTAACGATTTTAAAAGAGAAATTAGCGAATTAGTAAAAGCACAGAAGGTCGCTAAAAGAATTAATCATCAATCAGAAGTATATCGTAACAGTGGTTATTGGAACATCCTAATCAGAATTGGAACAATAACTACTTATATGCTGACTTGGATAACGGAGGTGTTAGAAGCCATATCTCTAATGTAGCTAAGCACAAGACTAAGACAGCATACGGATATAGATGGGAGTATGCACAATAGCTCCCATCTCCGCAACCATATAATCCATAAATGATTATTTTATTTAAGAAGACGTACAGCACACGCCTCTTATATGATTAGTATTGGTAGCGTCTTCTGTGGATGGGCAAGTAGCTCAGTAGGTCAGAGCACTACTCTGATAAGGTAGGGGTCATAGGTTCAAGTCCTATCTTGCCCACGTCTTGATTTCGAATTAATAGGAAGTCTTACAGCATAACCCATGTCAAGCATATTTAGACTTCCGCACTCTGGGTATAGGAGAATAGGTTAATCCGCTAGCTTTGGGAGCTAGAGAGTGTCGGATCGTACCCGGCTACCCAGACGATTTATTTGTATGTTTGTTTAGTTTCACTAGATCCAATCATTAAAACCTTAATGATTAAACCGTTTCGCCTCACATTAGTCCATTGACATGTGGGCGTGCTAGAGTGGCTTAATAGGCAGATCTGCAAAATCTGTATTCCTCGGTTCGAATCCGAGCGCCCACTCTTCGATTTAGTGAAATATAAGAAGACGTCAGCACTTCATGACTTGGCAACCGCCAATTTATTCGTGTGATTTAATTGACCGTCTTCTGTAGGATGACTCCATAGCTCAGTTGGCTTAGAGCAACGGACCTTTAATCCGTGGGTCGAGGGTTCAAATCCCTCTGGAGTCACTAGGAATGCTTTAATTAAGCAACTTGAAGTGCAAATTGTATTCGACCACTCGGTCTGTGAAGATAGAGCGGTTTCCTTTTAGATTATTAATTTACTGACTAAAACTGAGTTATTATGAAACTATTTAAGTTAATTAAGAAAGCAGTTAAGTGGTATTTCATTCAAGTCTCTAAGACTTATGTAATGACTCCCACAGGCATGATAATTCCGCATGGATAATCATGCTGCCGCCCGTCAGTAGGAAATATATAGATTTTATGACACACAGATTTATTAAAGGACTTATCATGTTTCTAATTGGATGCATGATTCTATTGTTGCCAATACTAGTAAACTTAGGAGATATTATAGGAGTTCCAATCATAATTGGTTCTATGATAGCCATTATAGGTTTCTTAATAATGCTAGATGGTGTTTAGTATTTAAATGGCGAGTTAGCTCAGTGGTAGAGCAGTTGACTGTTAATCAATTGGTCGCAGGTTCGAATCCTGCACTCGCCGCAATGTTTAATTTTAAATGTATTTAATTATGTTAACAGAATTTGTCGTAGGCGTGATTATGGTCATATACATCATGTGGATTGCTAATTCTGGAGATGCGTGATTATGAGAAATGTTAAGTTTATATTACAACTATTATTAGGATTTGTATTAATTCTAATAGCAGTGTATTCTCCACTAAATGAAGATGGCAGAGTTGCTGTAGGTACAGCGGGTTTTATAGTAATGTTCCTTACAATCATTCAGGATTGGTAACTAAAATGCGTCCTTAGCTCAATCGGTAGAGCCCCTGTCTCCAAAACTGGGTGTGTTCGAGTCGTGCAGGATGTGCTTATTAATGGAAGGGTGGCAGAGTTGGCTTAATGCGGCAGTCTTGAAAACTGTTGGTCGTGTAACAGCGATCCCAGGGTTCGAATCCCTGTCCTTCCTCTTATTAATTTATTAATGAAAGATTATGAAATTGAAATTTGAACATGTTGATCAGCTCAGTAACAATAAGAAAGCAAGAGTAGCTTACAGAGTCATAAGATTGTTACCAGAGGAACCTGTATTGAACGCATTCTTTGATTCCGAAGATGTCCCTGAGAACTTAGAACTTGCTGTTAGAGCCAGACATAAAGAAGCTGAAGAGCTTGTGAATGTTAATCTTCCAAAACTTCCTAGGAAGATGAAGAAGAGACTTAAACGTCTTATTGGGACATTATATAATGGTTATAGTCTAGCTGTTGCTATATTAGACAATGAACGTGACACTATATCCAACGAAGTACAGCAAGGATAACAGCCGTTTGCATGCTATTCTACTTAATAAGTTTAAGGGAAAGCGCACACCTATATTATACGGGTATTTCTCATTTGTTAAAGAACAATTCTACATATCTAATACAGCACCTGGTGTGTGTCTCACGTATGAAATACGAACAGAACTTATTAAGGAGCTGAGAAGGTTTCACTGGAATTATTCCTATAACATGGATGCTAAAGCTTATAGAGATTGGCTAAAGTATCACAGTGTATTTAACTATTAAAATTTAATTATCGTATGAAGACAATCAATTTATCGGGACTAGATATGAAGAAATTCATTGGTACTGGTTACAATCCAAGTCAGGATATTGTTAATATCAGTGGACGAGACGATGGAAGAACTAAACATGAAAGAATCAAAAATTCACAGAAACAAATTGTGGAGGAACCTAAAGAAAGACCAGAAGTATATTACTAGGATTAAACGGTCATTTCCGCATTGGTATATCTGTAGCAGTAATAAGTGGCGTAAAGCAATAAGCTGGACTGAACTTTATAATGCTAAGAATACCTTTAGGTTTAAAACCATGAGTACTCCCTGTAGTTGTGCAATATGTAAGGACTACTAAAGAACTGATAGCTTTATATTCATAAAATAGTATCGCCTAAGAAGACATACAGCAGGTGTCATGTTACATATGATTACAATGTCTTCTGTTAATGCCTCGATAGTTCAAGGGATAGAACCTGGGATTTCTAACCCCATAATCTGCGTTCGAATCGCAGTCGGGGTACTTATTAACTAATAATTAAAAATGTATGATACTGATTATTTATATTATCGGATGTGTAGTTGCTTTGATGGCTGTGTGTTTCTATGAATATCGTGACTATAAGAGAAATTCTAATTACACTTACAACTTGTGTGACTTATTAATGGAATTAACTCTTGTAATAACTTCATGGATTGGTGTTGTTGCAGTTATAGTATTTGTATCTCCAGGTATAGTGATGTTTAGAAAGAAGTAGTATGTTGTTCTTATGGATTTATTCGGCTGGATGCATTGCTACTTTATTACGTACCATAATCGGATTAATTATTGAGTACAAAGTAAGGCAAAGAAATAAAGAACGTTACGAGTTCGACTATGGAATGTTACTAGTTCTGACACTGTTTGTAATTAGCTCCTGGATAGGTGTAATGATCGTAGTGTCTAGTAGTAGCGAAGATGTGTACAGGTACTTAACTAAGAAGTAACAAAGCATATAAAATGAATAATAGGTTATTAGATCGGTAAATAACCTTCCGTAAGCAATCGGACGTTGATAGCCCTACGATAGTGTGGCTACATACGGGCTGTGTAGTGTAATCCGGGAGCACATCATCCTTGCAAGATGAAGGAGGAGTTCAAATCTCACACGGTCCACTATTAAACTAAATTGAATAATATGAGTGAAGAACTACTTGAAGTATCATGTGAACAGTATGAGAAAGAATTAGAATCGTTTAACAAAGTAAAAGAGGAAGTTGATAATTTATTATCACACCGCAAAGCTTTCCAATCTTTAAAATGGATGTTTTATGCTAATACAGTTGTGTTAGTTGGCACTATAACTCACAGTGTCTTGTGTTACATAAATGAAACATTCACTATCATCACACTTATATGTGCATTGGTAGTATTGTACTCTAATCATATAACCTATAAGTACTATAAGAGAAGCAATGATAGGATAGCCATTATTAATAAAGTTGAGGAAAACTACAATAGATGTCTTGAACTACTAGAATACTTAATAGCAGTACTAAACGAACTTGATGAAGCTGATAACCGAGACAAGTTTGTAGAAGACGTAGGAGAAGACTTAGCACTAGCCATTCTAGAATACGAGATGTGTAAACAAGTATTTGCAAATGCAGTGCGCGAAGGTTACGAGAATGAGTAACTATATATGGTGTTATTAGCTCAGTTGGTTAGAGCACTTGATTGTGGTGTCAGTTCGATTCTGACATAACACCCTTAGTATCTTATAGACATAATATTAACTTTAAAATTAATTTCCAGTTTGTTTCATTGTTTATTATTCACTAAGATACTATAATGCCGAGGTAGTGGTTGGGTGCAATTCCCATGAGTAGGTGAGGATACGTTGCGTGACACGGTAATGGGAGTAGGTGCGATGGCAGTCTGTATGGCGCCTTTAAGATTGTACAGCACTGAAGGATTTAGGTTGTCCAAAGCAACTGGCGTAATAAAGCATAAAATCCAGTGAAGACGTATGTGTAGGCAGTAAGGGACAGTAGCGCAGGTGGTCAGTTCGCGCTGGACTGAAAATCCAGAGATAATGGTTCGATTCCATTCTGTCCCACTATTTATTAACAAGATTAAATTATTAACAAGATGAGTGATGTGTATTATATCATAGGTGGCGTTGCCTATGGTATCTTGCAATTCATAATATCATGGGTTGCAGGTGAACTTGATGTTGATGTGGACTTCGATGGAGATGCCGATTTCGACATTGGTGATGCCGATAAGGTTGCAGGTATTTCTAAAGTGGATGCAGAAACTACTATTGCTAGAACCGCAAGAGAAGATTGCAGAAATTAAAGAAGCTGAAGCCAAAGCTAAAGAAGCTGAATTAAATGCAACGGTAATTGTGCCTGCTAATAAAGCTAAGGAGAAAGCCATTATTGATGCTGAAGCAGACAAGATTACTGCTGTTGAAATGGCTCCTGCAAAGGCAGTAGAGAAGATGATTGAATGTGGTATGACTCCACAAACGATTGTTCAATATAAGACGGTAGATCAGCTTAAAGGTATTGCTGAAGCATCCGCAGAGATGTATGAACATATCCATCTTGGACAAGTTACTGTTTATGGTAATGAAAATACTGCTGGTAGTTTCATGGCTAAAACAGCTGAGAATCTCAACCCAGCATTTGAACTTCTTAAGAGTATTCCTTTTAAGAAGACATTTAAAGAAATGTTTGTCGAGGATAATCCAACCGAAGACAACTTTGAAGCTGTGAAGTAACAATCTTTTACAGCTTAAGAAGACGAACAGCATTAATAATGATACAGCAAGGTCTTCTGTAATTGGAGGTATGGGTGAGTGGTCTATACCAGAGTCAAAATATGGATACAAAAAGGTTAGGAAACATAGGTGAAGCTCTAACTCAAGCAGAGTTTGTTATGCGGGGAATTCCTTTGTATTTACCATTTGGGGAGAATGAGAAATCTGATATGATTATTGATTTAAATGGTGAGTTAAAGAGAGTTCAATGCAAAACGTCAGAGCAATTTAAAGATAATAAAATAGTGTGGAAACTGTCAAGCAGAACAACGTCAGGCTGTCATCAGTACACTAAAGATGAAGTTGATTTCTTCGCACTATATAATTTAGAATCTAAGATACACATTTTAATACCTATAGAAGATTTAGATGGTAGATATTCATTAAAGGTATCAGTTCCGTTTAAAGAATCTAAGAATCAAAGTGACCCAATTAATTGGGAAGATTACACATTTGATAAAGTATTAAAAATTCCTAAACTAGATTGTAGCTAGGGAGAGAGTAACCTGCGAGGAGTAGGGATTGCCTGCTAAGCAAATCGTGCATTTCGGTGCATTGGGTTCGAAACCCAACCTCTCCGCTAAGACTCCGAACCTCTAAAAGGGTTCCGCTGGTTCGAATCCAGCTGCCTCCGCGCTGATTAATAAGAGTTGTGAAATTATTATTAACCTAATTACTAAAATTATGGTGAAAGTGTTAAATTCAAGGGAATTGATGAGTAGAGACTTTAAGTCTATACCCGATGCGGTTATCTTAGCTTTTAATACTTTAATAGTTAAGAATTGGAATGGTCTGGCTTCCACGTTTAAACAATCAGATGTGATCGCCTATATAGCATCTGATAACATAACAGAGGAAGAAGCTATTAAGAATCATTGGCTGGACGTAGAACCTATTTATAGAGCCAATGGATTCGGAGTAAAGTACGTAGGAAGAGGAAGTGATGCAAAATTCACTTTCTGGAAGGCATAACGGATGTCGGGTTCGTCTAATTGGATAGGACGCATGTCTCTCACACATGTAACACGGGTTCAAATCCCGTACCCGGTACTAACTTAATTAGTAAGGATTTATATGAAGGAAATTAATCGTGTATTCTTTGGCGAGAAGGGAATTACTTCTACTTCCGCTAATCATTTAGCTAATTTGGCTAAAGAATGTATGGAATCTAATCGCAGAGCCTTAGAGGGTGTGGGATTTATTACAAGTACTGTAAGATTGTTAAATGGAGGTGAAGCTGCCATTTTAACTGAAGGTAGAAACGAACAATACCTGTCTTCTGTACCAGAACTTCTTAAAGAAATCGCTGAAATGAATACTTTCTGTGCTTGGATGCGTGAAGCTATTAAGGCTAAGGATGAGGAACTAAGCCTCATTGATAATGCTGACTTATGTGATTACCTTGAGAATCTTTCCGAAATGCCCGAAGTTCCTGAAAGAGGTATTATGTGGAATGAGAAGGATGCCATTGCTACATTCTCTATTGCAGAAAGAATGGAATATTATAACTTAGAAGCTGAAGCAGCTACTCTAGGTAAGTTTATCCATCCAGACAAACCGTTTTCTATGGCGCGTACTGATATGATGAAACGTATGGTACAGCCTAATAAGCTGGTAGGAGAAGGTGTCAATGCAATGATGTATCATTTCGTACCATCAATTAGCTCTGATTTAGTAGAGGATTGTTATATGCAACTACAACAGAAACATAGAAATGTTGAAGGAGCATTAAATAAGTACAAATACAGAATCAAGAAGCTTGTTGAGGAACACAATCTAGAACTTGAACGCAAGTATAAGGATGCAAGTGAAGTCTATAGTATGACAATGCAAGCCAAAGGAACTGAGTTCAGAACTTGGCAAATTGAAGAGCGTAGTAAGATTGCCGCTCTTAAGATTGTTATTCCAGAAGCTCTTGCTAAAACATATGAGAAGCTGAAAGCTCTCACTACTGAGGTGTAGAGAACCTGAATCGCTTTAGATTCTAATCTCTCTTTACATGAATAGGAAAGGTATAAAAGTTTATAGCAATTTTAAGATCTGTTCCACAGATCTTGGCATATTAACTTATAAAATGTACTGACAGCTGCATAAAACGAATCCTTTAAAGGTCGTTATCTTTGTCTTTGCTCATGCAGCTGGTCTTAGCCTTTGAGTTAGTTTTAGACTACGCTTATACCTCCTATTCATGACTCTTATATTCCCATCTACTAACTGGTTAGGTAATCACCCTTTCACGGTGAAGATACGGGTTCGAGCCCCGTTGGGAATACCTCGTGCATAATCCTCCCTAGCCACATAACGGCTATGTAATAATAATCATACACATCTTGAGACGACGTGAGGGCATAGAAGTTTCAAGCGGTGGCTAGCGCTGTAGTACACAATGGTGGGATAGAAACGGCTAGCACCCACTCTTATAGTTATATGCCCAGGTCTCATTGGCATACCAAGTTATTTGAAGAGATGGACACCTATCAATAACATTGGGAATACCTCAGCTGGCGGGAAGAGACAATACACTTAGGAACGGAAGTTGAATCCTGTGTCCGGGAACGGAAGTTAAGTGTAGGTAAGCTAGCTCTATGGTGCATTGGTCTAAAGGTTAGGATACTAGACTGTCTATCTTGGGGTACGGGTTCGATTCCCGTATGCACCGCAATCTTCGATTTGCATAAGAAGACTACAGCAGTATAGTTTTATATCAAAGTCTTCTGAAATTGCCTCCTTAGCTCAACTGGCAGAGCAATCGTCTTGTAAGCGATAGGTTATCGGTTCGATTCCGGTAGGAGGCTCGATGATAGTCTTAGGCTATTGTTAGATTATTTTTAACACACAGAGATGCTTATGAAGTTAACATGTTAATGTGAAATGTAAATGAGCAGTTTTAAAGAGAAATTGAGTAAGAGTGGTCAGAGTGTACTTGATGCAAGAGCACAGAATCTGTATGAATTAACTAAAATTGAGGAAGACAGATTCATTCAGGACTGCAAGTTGAAAGTACTCCGTATTCAGGGAGAAATCAATAAGCATAATGATCTTGCTGTTAAATCAAGAGACTCTTTGAATCCGGGAGAGAATCTGAATCCGGCTGAATGGGTAAAAACAAGACATGAATTGGCACGTAAACTGCGTGTTGCAAAGATTGAACTTGCTCTAGCCATGCAGGTAGACGAAGAAGAATTTCCTGCTGATGCAACAGAATCCATTAATTTGGATGATGTAAAGGAAGACGTTACTAACCCATTAGATAATTAATCATGGGAAGTGGTGTTTACAGTAGTATTGCTTATAGCACTTTATCCGATGATAGAGGATATGCTAAAGCATCGCGTGACCAGCTCTTTAAGAACATTTCAGTAAATGCTAGTAATACAGCAGCGTCATTTAATGTAAATGCACGTAGCTTTAATACTCAAATTAAAGCTGAAATGGTCAATGTTGGAGTTCGTGAGTGTCGTGACTCACAAGAACATCCATACTCTACTCCGATAATCATTGCACTAGATGTTACTGGTTCAATGATGAATACTCCTTATGAAATGATTAAGAGCCATTTACCTAAGATTATGGATTCTGTCATGCAAATGGGAGTACGTGATCCTCAATTGTTGTTTATGGCAGTTGGAGACCACGAATACGATAGATATCCTATTCAGGTTGGACAGTTTGAATCTGATACTGAGAAGATTCTAAATTCATTAGAGTCCTTAGTAATAGAAGGTGGAGGTGGTGGTAATGCAGGTGAGAGCTATTTATTAGCTCACATAGTTGCAGGATATCACACTGAAACCGATTCTTGGTTCCAAAGACACACTAAAGGATTCTTGTTCACTATTGGTGATGAACCTAATCTACAGGGAATCCCAGGTGATAGTTTAACTGAAATTCTAGGGTATCAAAAAGGTGCTGGTTCTATTAGTGCTAATGAAGCAATTCGGAAAGCACAAGAGCAGTACCATGTATTCCACATTCACATTACTAATGCCAGTCATGGCACAAGGGTGGCCGAATCTTGGAAGAATCTACTTGGACAGAATGTACTAATGTGTAAATCTGATGAAGTGGATAAAGTAATTGCTAAAGCAATTAAAGACAATTACGAGGAGCCTGTGTATGCAGAAACTCCTAGTGATGCTTCTAGTAGTACAACTACCGAAGACAAACAAAATTTCTATTAAAATCATGATTAGTATAGTGTTAGGCTCATTTATGGGCGATGAAGGTAAGGGACAGACGGTACATAATATATGTGCTAAGAATCCAGAGAACTCACTTGTAATAAGGTTTAGTGGTGGACATCAAGTTGGCCATACTGTTAAATACGGAGACCTTATGCACACATTTAGTAACTTTGGAAGTGGAACCTTGCTAGGAGTGCCTACATATTGGTCTGAATACTGTACTGTAGACCCAGTAACCTCTACACTTGAAGCAATGGATTTAAAGAAATTAGGTATTACTCCTAAAATTATTTATAATCCATTATGTCAAGTCATAGTACCATTCGACGTCTATTCCCAAGTAAGTGACGTAGTAAATCTACGTCATGGTACTGTAGGGACTGGTTTTAAAACGTGTTTAGACCGAGTGAAGTCGGGGTATAATCTTATGGTTATAGATTGCTTGAATATACATATTCTTAGGGAGAAAGTTAATGCAATAGCAGACAACTATTATCACATGAATAGTGTATATCCATCAATTGACTTGGATAATTGGTGCAGAACTGTGAATGCATATTTCAACACTGTCCAAGTAAGTACCTTAGAAGCTATATGGGAAGATTACGACAATCTTATCTTTGAAGGTTCTCAAGGTATATTATTAGACCAAAGATTCGGAATAATGCCCCATTGCACTCCATCTAATACAACATCACAGAATGCTCATCGAATACTAAAACAAATTGGATGTAATGACACCGTTACGGTTAATTACGTTACTAGACCATACATAACGCGTCATGGTAACGGTCCGTTTCCTTCTGATAAGCCAGTTAGACCTGTTGTAGACCCCAACAACCAATTTAACGACTTTCAGAAATCTTTCCGGGCTATAGAGTTTGATCCAGTTTTGTTTAGGCATAGTCTCAATATTGATTCTATGTTTAGCCATGACGTTCGCAAGAAGGTTATAGTTACTCATTGGGACGAAGCTACAGACAAAGATATGTTTATAAGACCTAACTTTGAACTGTATATTTATGAAGAGTATGTAAGGGAGTCATAGTATTCCCTTAGTAATTGGACTATGGTGTAACGGCAGCACAACAGGTTTTGGTTCTGTTTGTCCAGGTTCGAATCCTGGTGGTCCAACTACTAATTATGATTTTAATATGTTAATGAGTTTGTTATTAATAAGACCTTACTATTAATTGTGTTAGTCTTAAAGAATTAAGGGCTCATAGCTCAATTGGTTAGAGCAAAACACTCATAATGTTGAGGTTGTCAGTTCAAGTCTGGCTGGGCCCACACAATTGATGATAAGAATCTTTTATGAGGAAGGTAGTAGGTAGCATTGACGGCTACGATGTCATTTATGTGGAAGGCAAGAATGTAATATTCTGTAAGAATACTGCATTACCCTACCCATTGATTAAAAGTATTATTAGGGGAAGTGAATGTAGAACCACAATTGATGATAAGAATCTTACCATCACTCAAGATGGTTCAATTATTCAATTAGGTTGTTTAACTACAACCAGAGAGAATTGCGAGGCAATTATTAAGGAAGTAAATAAGATTAATAAACCTAACAAGTAATGGCGAAGAACATTATTCCGCAAGGAACCACCGCTGCTATAGCAGCTAGAGTTAACAAGTACGAGGAATCTCAGAAACAGAGAATCATCGAAGTGTGCCAAAGTAATATGAAGTATGCAGACGTTCTGGGCTTCATTGAAGGCGAAATCAAGCAGTCTAAGAAGATGGCATCATTCAAGTACACACTCCTATGTTGGAAACCAGATGGCGTGTATCAGCTGAATAGAGCTATCAATGAAGTGTTTGGTTCTGCTGTTAGTAAGGAGGATAAGAGTCCTTCCGGCAACAGTAATATTGACACCGTAGATGTTATCTTAGCTGATGGCTCTCGTACTAAAGTACCTTTTGGTAAAATCTCTTTGGAAGAACTTGGTGAGGATTCTGAAATCAATATTAACTATGACAACGACCGTCATTTACTATTGGTTAAAGGTCAGTGCCAATTCAAGTACCAATCTCTTATTGATGATATTGTTGAAAGAACTAAAGAATTGCTCGCAACTGAATCTATCTATAAGAACCAGGCACTTGAAATTACCAATCTGAGTGAACCGAAGATTATGACTCTAGCCGGTATCGATAAGCAGTTTATGGTTCTGTCAAAGAAGACAGAATTTGAGCTGCAACCGCTTCGTTCAAGAATCTTGTACCCAGAGAAATGTATTGCAAAGGGTATTCCTTTGAAGTATGGCTGCTTACTGGAAGGTAAATATGGTACTGGTAAGACCCTACTGGCATTTAAACTGGCCAAAGATGCGGTAAACAACGGATGGTCATTCGTATATCTAAAAGACCCTTCTCTGTTAGCTGAAACTCTCCGTATGTGTAAAGTGGTAGACCGTTCAGGTCATGGTGTTATTGTCTTTGTAGAGGATATTGACCAGGTAACTAGAGGTAACAGAGATTCTGCAATGCAGGATATTCTGAATACTTTGGATGGTGGCGATACCAAAGATATGAACGTAATCACTTTATTTACTACTAATCATATTGAGCTGATTGAACCTACCTTCTTAAGAGGTAAAAGAATTGGTTCTGTGATTACTATGGATTGTCTTGATGCTGAAACAGCTGAAAGGTTTATTCGTGAAACATTCTCCGAAGCTGAAGGTTATAGCGTAGACGACGACTTGTCAGATGTATGTAACTACATTGCTAAAGCACAGATTGCTCCGGCATTTATGGCTGAAATTGTAGAATCTACTAAGTCTAAGCTTATCTTTACTGAAGAGACCCATGTAACGTCGTTCCATATTAAAACCAGTGTTGAATCCTATCAACGTCAAGTTGGTCTTGCTTCTAAGAAAGCTGTTATCGAAACTCCTGCTGATAAATTAGCCGCTGGGTTAATAGGATTGCTTGGAGCCGATAAGATTGAAACGACTTTAAAGATGTGTGAAACTTATTTCGAATATAGTCGTAACGACTTTAAAGATTAACACTGACTTTGGGTTAAAACTAGAAAGGGAGTGGCAACACTCCTCTTTCTTTTATTTATAATGAAGTATCTAATAGTTATTTTATTTATGTTGCTATGCAGTCCTAGTAATGATGCTAGAGACTTTCATGTTAGCATAGTTGGAGAAGAAAGAGTAATTGAGTTTGAGAATAAATTCCCTCAAATAGTTAAGAATGAAGCTGTATATATAGCATATCTTCAGCAATACTACAAGGGGAATGAAGATGAGTTCATTAAATTATTAAAACGGTAATGGGGTAGACACGCTGCTAATAGATATGTGAGTAGTAAATGCCTCAGTGGGGGAATTGGTAGACCCGCTACACTTAGGATGTAGTGCACTTAGTGCGTGTCGGTTCGAGTCCGACCTGGGGTACTATGGCAATTAGAACTGATATTTTAGAGAGGAAGTCAGACATTCTCAAATGGATAGATGACCAAGAACCTAAAGCAGAGATAGCTAGACGATTAGGTTGTAAGATAGATACATTGAACTCATACTTGGGTAAGATGAACATAGAATACAAAGGTAATCAAGGCGGTAAGGGTAAGAAGACTGACCCTAAGCGAAAATCTGCTGAAGAGTTAGCCAACTCTGAAACGTATGTTAGTTCTCATAGACTGAGATTAAGATTAATAGATGATGGTATCAAGGAAGCTAGGTGTGAGTGCTGTAAGTTATCTGAATGGGCAAACCCATTCCACTGGAGCTACATCACAAGGACGGGAATCATTATAATAATGATTTAAGCAATCTTGAGATACTATGTCCTAATTGTCATGCTTAAACTGATAATTATTCACGTAGAGGTTAACCAGTGTCTTCGGGTGTGAGAGTTCGAGTCCCTACTAGAGTAGTAACTTTAAAACTTATTTAATTATGGCAGATAATTTGAAAGAAATCTTTGAAGAAGCAGGTGAGTTTGCTGAAGCATATAATAACAAGCTTACATTAGCCGATGCAGTGGTATTGATTGCTGAAGCATATGAATTAGGACTGAATACAGCAACGCAATTATTAAGTGTAAAAGATGCCAACAATAATTGACTTAAGACCTGAAATTGAAAAGGTTTCAGGAAGGATTGCAATAGTAGCTTTGTTAATACTATGTTTATGTATTAAAGTATATACTACTCAGTTCTGGCATGATATGAATGTTGACCACAGAGTTAAATGCAAAGTCATAGACAGAATAGTAGAGGATGAAACTATTACACAAGATGGTAATTCTACTACTAAGAAGGTAAATAAACTTGTATTACAAGCTGAAGGGTTTAATAACACATTTAAGCTAGCCGTAGACACTCCAACCTGGAATAGGGCTATTATTAATGGTGTTAAGAATACATTCTATTTTAATATATCTAGAACCGAGTACGGACCTTGGCACAATCAGCTTATATGTGTACTCTTACTCTTAGTAACTGGAAGTAGTGGCTGTTCGTTCATAGTGTATAGTGTGCGTTATATAACTAGTATAATAAGTCATAACAATGGTAAATAATTTGAATGCAGAAGCTCTACGTAATGCCCTAGTAGTTGCTTCTATGGAGTATTGTAAGAAATACTTGGAAGGGCAGAATGTCGATAAGACAGAAGATATTAAAGCTCAGATTGCTAAGCTGGAAGCTAATGGATTAGGTAGAACTAAGAATGCTGAAGTACTTCGTACTCTATTAACTGCTAAAGGTTCTAGTAAATCTAGAGATGAAATTGCCTCTCTTATTGACAGAATCAAGAAAGTTAGTCCCTCTTGTATGATAGTTCCTTATGATGATTTCTTTAAAGTATTGAAGAAGTACAACTTAGCTTGTGGTCCCATTTCAACTTATAAGGGAGTTATCCCTGAAGAGAACATTGAAGCTATTGTAAAGGCCGGAGAGGAATTGCGTAAAATAAGGAATATTAATAACATGCAATGGGTTCCTAGAATAGATGTAGATTCCGATATGCCAAAGAGTATAGTAAATGAAATCGTTGAATACTTCTCAAGATTCCCGTTTGTAGTGGACGATATCTCTTCTGGATGGCAATATATGCGTGCTATGGGACACCCAGAAGTTGAGGACAGTGTAAGCTTCAGTCCACTTACCTTAAATGACAGTGACTGGTGTATAGCAGCTCCCTATGATACTATGACAGATAATATAACTATCAGAATGTATTCAGGTAAAGAAGAGGCTAGAAAACGTCAGCTTGAGGATCCAATTGTCTTTAAGGCAAATAAAATAGGAGCAATTATTGCTACTATGTGGGATACTGAAGCTACAGATAGCATATTCGATAAATATCGTTAACTTATAAATCCATAAGGAGACAAAGCCAGACTAGCCGGCAGTGAAGCAAACGGGAAGTATTAAGGAAATGAAATGGCTGTATCGTCTATTAATCAATTGGATTGATAGATTAAATGAAGAGCAGTGTGAAATATGATGGTTTTAAGATGTGTATTGGTAACTTTAGCTGCAATGTCCCTAGGAAGTGCAGTTCTAGCAATGATATGGAATGCCAATGATAAATTTACTAAAGTGATGTTCTCCATATCAATAGTAACTACAATAATGTTACTTCTTGCATGTATTGTATAATAAGGATGGCCAGATGGCGGAACTGGTAGACGCGTCAGACTTAAAATCTGGTGGGCAGAAGTGCTCGTGCGGGTTCGACTCCCGTTCTGGCTACAATTAAAATTATGTTGTATGCATCAGTGTGATTATTGTTGTTGGTATAATCCAGCAGGGTATTGTGATTGTCCGTTAGTAATGAGAAAGAAGGCTTGTAAGTCTGCTATCAAGACTAAAGAAAGGACTGAAAATAAGGTAGTAACGTCTAAAGCAGTTAATAATGAAGATTTATGAATTTCTAAGAAAGGTTACTGAAATTGAATTGTCACAAGTCAAATATGTATTCGGTGACTGGGATTTAGCTTTAGAGGAATACGTCAATAAATGTGAAAGGCATCGTGCGCCCAATGTAATGGCATTATTAAAACTGTCATCTACATTGGGCGAACTTGTTGATTTATATAGAGGTCTTGAACTTAAGAGATATCCCATTCCAGAAGCCGAGCTAGAGGCTAAGAAACAACGATATGACACTTTAATGGAATATTGTTTACGTGGCAATGGAGGACATTTATCTATGTTTGAGAGAATAACTAACGGTTCTAGAATGGAACAGAGATTAAACTTTATTTACGAAATGCAATTAATGGCTAATGCTATACAAGGTAAAGATGTTGGCAGAAGGAAACTCCTTCGTAACTTCAGAGAAGGGAAATTCCATGACTCCTCTAATCAAATCGGGACAAAAGCATGTCTTAAGTCCAGTAACCCTAGATAAAGTAGAAGTGGGAGATATTATACTCACTTAGTTAGAGCTAAGGGAGATAGAGGAGTCCTTATAGGCAACAATCATGGTAAGATTAATGGACTAAATCCGTGTTTGGCAAAGTGACTAAAATATTGTAATATGAAAGAGCTATTAAAGAATTGGATACTGAAACTAACGTGTCGGCATAATTGGAAGGAACTAAAGCACATGAATGTATACATGGATGATGAAGAAGTTCCTTGTTCCCATGTATACCTTTTGGTATGCACTAAGTGTGGTAAGCTTAAGCAAGTGAAAATGAAACCAGGCTAGAGACTGGATTATAATTAACTCTGGCGATGAAGACTAAAGCAGAGTCTAGCATACGAAATAAGATGTGCTCCGAAGTACAAGGAGTGGGGTGGGTGCAGCATACCTCTTTAGGGACATAAGTCCTAATCACTGCTCCAACGCTATTAACAATCGTTTTGATCGGGTCCACAGTACATGTAGTGGCAGGGGTTCGAATCCTCTGATGGCGACATCCCTTAAGTCTTGTAACTAAATAACTCTTATGATAATAGGTAAGAAAGTAAATAAGATTACTAGTTCTTCTCTGGCAGAAGAATCTTCCAAGATTATTGATGCATTTCAGTCTACTGTTAATAAGTTACGTGATGTAGCTAAAAGAGCAGATGATGAGAAAGCAGCTAAAGAACAAGAGATTATTTTATTACAAACTGAGACAGCTAATCTTAGCGAAGTCTCTAATAAAGCAACTTCCATGGCCGATAAGATTGGAAGTTTACTTCAATAATCAAATGGGTAAATTAATAGACATTAAAGACATCGAATTTGAATTAGACGAGTTTCTTAATGCTGAGTCTTTCTTAGATTTAGCTAAAGGAGACATAACTAGAGCCTTTGCATTAGGATATCTTAGAGATGAGTTACAAGAACCTCTTCATGCAGCTATAGATGCTGGTGATAAGGGTTTGCGACTATCTAAGTCATTTGATATGGCTGTACAGAAAGTTAGACCTTATGTAAATGATATGACTAAGATATCTGATGAAGAAATGTCTAAGGATGATTTCTCATTGATGGAAGTATGTAATGCTGTATTAGATCAGCTTACATATGAAGAGCCTGAGGATGAACTGTATGTTGCATTCGTATTAGGAATGTGGACATTACATTTACTTCACAAAGCAACAGAAGCTGAAACAGATTCCGACGAAGATTTTGTTGAAGATCCTACAGCTGATGCATAAGTATACAATATTTACTGATGGAGCATACTCTCCTGCTAGAAATCAAGGTGGAATAGGATTCGTTATCGTGGAAGATGGAAAGGAAGTATTCTCCTACAGTAAAATGTATGTAAATAGTACTAATCAAAGAATGGAACTAATGGCAGTTATAGTCGCATTAGAATCCATTAAAACTAGCTCAGAAGTCATTATAGTTACTGATTCCATGTATATAGTAGGTACTCTTACTAAGAACTGGAAAAGGAAAGCTAATACTGACTTATGGGCTAGACTTGATAGGGCTATTGAACGTCATAAGCTTATAGACGTGAGATGGGTCAAAGGACATAATGGTTCTGAGTATAATGAGAAAGCTGATAAGCTTGCTTGTAATGCTAGCAATGAATTAAACTTAAATATGTATGAAATACAAGAAGAAACAACAACGTCTTGGAGACCGTCAAGCATGGTGGGATAAGCAGTCTGATACATTCAAAAGGGCTACTACAAGACCAGGTTCTATTAAAAAGAAAGCATAAAGATTATGGACACACAAATTGGTACTAGACCCCAAATAGGAGCTCTAGAGATTCATCAAGCTTATATATTAGCTAGCTTAAACTGGTTGCAACAAACCAGAAGCTTAGAGATGAATCATGTTGCAATTGAGAAAGCTGAGAAAGCTAAGTTACTAGGATTTGATCACTCTTCAGTTATTACAGATGCTGAGAAGTATATGAATAACTTAGAGACTTTTAAATGCTATAACTTCTTCTCGCAGAACTTCCCTGGATGCATTATACTCAAAGAGGAAGATTTTATTAATCTGAATGTTAAGTATGGATTGGTATCCGGGCCACTATCGTATTATAAAGGTGATATACCAGAAGATAATCTGGATGAAATCTTGGCTACTAAGACTACACTAGACTCGTTAACGGATAATAAATACTCTAATCGTGATAATGCTCTTATTACTAACGTAAAAGTCAATGTCAGAAGGAGTAGTACTTCAAATCCATACTCTCACTATAACTTTTATCGTGAAGAGCCTGTTCCCGAAGGTCTAATATTCTTACAATACCACAAGAAAGAACTTCTAGCGTATCCATTTGCCAAGTATTGGAATGGAAGAACTGAGGGAGTAACTATGTCTCATACTGCCTGTAAATCTACAGACTTATTTATAGCTGCACCAGTAGACGATATGCAACAACTGGTATCTTTTACTGAAACTGAGATAAGAGTAATACCACGAAGTATTGATCCGTTTGTATTCCAAGTGACCCCAATAGGTGTTGTTATCTATTCTAAATGGGGAGAAGAAGCCAGTGATGCTATCTTTGATAATGTAAAACCTTTATAAAATTTAATTATCGTGGAATTTATTGATTTTAAACGAGCAGTTTATAAGCAATTTGATGCCTTAGCTAATAATGCTGATAGATTGTATTTAACTAATGTTAATAAGGATGAGCTGTGGGATTGTTACATAGATTCTTATCCAGAAGACGAGAGACAATCACATACATGTAATTGCTGTCGTCAATTTATCAAACCTTATGGCAATGTAGTTGCAATAGTTAATAACAAGTTAGTAAGTATTTGGGATTCCTTAGTGTTAGATGAACCTTATGCTACAGTAGCCAGAAACTTAGCCCAACTTGTTAAATCTAAACCAGTATGTGACGTATTTGTTAGTAAGGTGGTTAAACTGGGTACAGATAAGAACAATGTGTGGATAGAAACTCCTACGAGACACGTACATACATGGAATCATTTATTTTACAAGCTTCCTAATCATTTACTTTGTGCAGTATCTGATTCTGAAGAAGCAGTAAGAGGAGCACTTCGTACCAATAAAACAGTATTGAAGCGGGCTTTGGATGAGTTATCCATGTATGCTTTTGACATTGTTCTGGATTTGATTTCGCAAGGTTCTTTGTATCGTGGAGACCAGTATAAATCCGATCTAGAGGCATTTGTTGCACTTAAGAAGAAATATGAAGTAGTACCCCGCGAGGAACGTGATAATTTCTGCTGGGTTGAATCTGCTAAAGTTGGATATGTAGGACGTATTAGGAATACTGCTATAGGCACTTTGCTTGTAGACATCTCCAATGGACGTGAACTTGATGAAAGTGTAAGAGCTTACGAGAGAATAGTAGCTCCTGCTAATTATCAAAGACCTAAGACAATAGCTACTAAGAAGATGATTCAAGCTGCTGAAGCTAGGGTTATTGAACTAGGGCTAATGGATGCACTTCCAAGGCGACATGCAGAAATTACTGACATTACAGTTAATGATGTAATCTTTGCTGATAGAAATGCTAAGAAGTCAATGCTTGGGAATAGTGTATTCCAAGATTTAGCGGAAGATATTCCAGTTAATCCTAAGAAATTAGGTACTGTTGCTGAAATATCAATTGAGGACTTTATTAAGGATGTTGTTCCCAATGCTACCAGTATAGAAGTTCTATTAGAAAGTAGACATATAAACAACCTTATGACTCTAACAGCTCCATCTAATAAAGATGCAAAGAATCTATTTAAATGGCCAAACAATTTCGCTTGGACATACAATGGAGACCTTGCAGATTCTTCTATTAAGGATAAGGTGCAGGCTGCTGGAGGTAAGGTGAATGGATATCTAAGGTGTTCTCTTGCATGGTATAATGGTGATGATTTAGACATCCATATCATACAACCTCGGGGTAGTGAAATCTATTATTCACAAAGAACTGGAGCTTCTGGTGGGGTGCTAGATGTTGACATGAATGCTGGTGGTATACATTCTCGTAAACCAGTAGAGAACGTTATCTGGGAGGATGAACCGCGTATGGAAGGTATGTATACCGTATATGTACACAATTTCTGCAAAAGAGATTATCACGATGTTGGATTTACTGTTGAAATTGAATGTAACGGAGAAGTACGTGAGTATACCTACACAACAGATCTTCGAGGTCGTGATAAAGTGACAGTAGCCAGATTTGAGTATTCTAAGGCCAAGGGAATTGTCATACATGATGTCCTTCCGAGTAATTCAAGTGATAAAGAGACGTGGAACTTGTCTACTAACAAATTCCATAAGGTATCGTTACTCACTCTGTCTCCAAATTATTGGAACGGTGCAGAAGTAGGCAATAAACACTATTTCTTTATCTTAGATGGGTGCAAGAATCCATCTCCAGTAAGAGGATTCTTTAACGAATATCTTAGGAGTGAACTATCTCAGGATCGTAAGACGTTTGAGATGTTAGCTAATAAGATGAAGGCTCCTTATTCTGATAATCAGTTGAGTGGTTTAGGATTCTCATCTACCATCCGCAATAGTGTTATCTGTAAAGTTACTGGCAGCTTTACAAGAACCATTAAAGTTAACTTTTAAAATGAAAGTGTTATGTTTGAGAAAGCATCAAGAATAAAATTACGTTATTCCACTAATCGTGGAGTATTATCTGTTGAAGATTTGTGGGATTTATCTCTGGAACAACTTGATCCTATTGCTATTAATCTTAATAAGAGGCTAAAGGAATCACAAACCGAAAGTTTCATTAAGATTCGTACTAAAGACACCACTGAACTTGAACTGAAATTCAATATTGTAAAACACATTATTGACGTTAAGTTACAGGAACAGGAAGAACGCATTGTAGCTGCTGAGAAGAAAGCTAAGCGTCAAAAGATTCTTGATCTCATGGCTAAGAAACAGGATGCAGAGCTTGAGAGTAAATCTTATGAAGAATTGGCTAAAGAGCTTGAAGCATTGTCTTGAGTTATGAATTTTGAGAGAGAAGTGGCAAAAGGTAAATAGTGCAGAGACCAAAGAATAGTTATTTGAAGCTGTAGATTTTATTTGCGCTGATGAACCTAATTGAAGAGAAGCATTAATGTAGCCATAACTGGAAGGTTTAATGCCAATGTTGTTACACGTAGATACGGTTTAAGGCAGCAAGTATTGTACTTAATGTACTATGGTATAGAATAATTATAATAGAGGGGATGTAGGCTTAAAAGCGGCCATCATTTAAAGAGTTGCGAGTAGGTTTCTATTGAAGTATAATTAGGCAGCATCCTTACTGATAGCCTCGAATCAAGAATGTAATAATGTCGTTTAGAATACTCATGTTGAAACTGCCTATATAGACGGAGGAAGGTAAACGAGATAAGAGTGAAACTCAGTCAGAGCATTTGGCGTAACAGCACACCCTCTATTCTTTAGTCTTATAGTTTAACGGATAGAATACCATACTACGGATATGGAGGTTTCAGTTCGATTCTGAATAAGACTATAAAAGTAATCACACTAAATATCATAGATATTTTAAAGAATGGATTACTAATATATGTCCCCATCAAGTTGAGGGCTTTAGAAATCAAATGATTGGCCAACTAACTAAATCTAAAGTGAAATGACAGATGTTGTAAGTGTTCTTAAAAAAGCTAAAGAATTATTTGTAACCCACCCTGAATACTGGGGAATGTGTTTCTGTATAGAACACGCTATGGCAGGAACCGAACGTGGAATCACTATTTATAGCCAACGTGATATAATTACCATGATTCCAGAATTTAACAGGAAGTTTCTAAATGCTCCTAAAGACAGGTATGGTAAAGCTTATTGGTGGACCCCTGATAGTGAGGAAGGACATAATGCTAGAGTTAAAGCATTTGATAAACTTATTAAGTACTATGAACTGGATAAGAAGAATCATGAATAAACTGTTTATTGACAATGAATCGTTTGATATTGATGAAGATGATATTACCCTGTCACAAATAAAGAATAGAATTTATGTGAATGGTAAATTAATATCTGAAGTCAATAATGATAGTGTACATATCAGTTTTACTGGTAATGTAAAGGAGC